AATATTATCATTAAGCTTCATTTAAAAGTTGAGGACGAGAATCATGTTCAAAACGATGTTCTCCGCTTTCAATTCCTTGCCTTAAAATATCAATACAATATGCATTGAGTGTTACATTATTATTATGTGCTAAAAGAGCTAGCTTGAGAGTGTCTTTATCTGATAACTTTACTTCAACTTTTATTGATGGTGAGATTGTTATCATTGGATCGCCGGTCGGCTTTTTCTTTGGTCTCGTGCCTTTGATTGATTCCTCTTGTCTTTTTCGTCTTTCTCTTTCTCTTACTATTTCATCCATGTCATAATTAGTCATGGCATTTTCCTTTCTAAATAATAAATTCAGTTTGAAGTGCTTCAGTATGTAAATCTCTCATTAAAATATCAAGTTCTCCTTTATTCACATTAGTTTCTAATGATTCTATATATCTTGATACAATTGACATTGTGTCTTCAGACTCAATATCTTCTATAAGTTGATCAGATACCATACTGTCAATATGTGTGTCTACTACCACCACACTAGATGGATCATTTTGCTCTATTCTTTGTATTAATTGTTCCATCAAGTAAGAGTCTGATTTCTTTTGAACAACTACTTTAACATAACAATTCTTATATTCAGAATAATCAGCATTTACTATATCAGTAAAATCTTTATCTGTATCATCATAATATATTTTTTTAAAAATTACCTTTTCATTTGGTATAAATTCTAACTCTCTTGATTCTGTATCAAAAATATGAAACCCCTTTTGATCTGCATAGTCTTGCCAAGTCATTTCATATGGATTGCCCAAATAATATAAAGTTCCATTATCAGATTTATGATGAAAATGCCCACTTAATACAACATCAAATTTCTCAAATACATTTTTCTTCATTCCCTCTTGTGAATATACGCCACTATGCATTTCAAATCCATCTACTTGAAAATGACCAAACATTACTTGAGATTTTGTTTCTTTTATCGCACTAATACATTCTTCATAATTTTCATCATTAATCCAGGGCATGAACAAAATATCCAAAGTTCCAAATTTTACTTCTTTGGGAACATTATAAATCTCAAAATCATATTCTCGTAACAATAAATCTGTACTTGCTACATCATTTGTATTTTTATAATAAACATCATGATTACCTAAAATAAAATGACATGGATATTCTTGACATGGCTTGAAAAATTTTTCTCTCCAAGAAGATAATGTATTGAAATTAATATACTTTCTTCTATCAAATAAATCTCCAAGATGAATTATGGCTTCTACTCCTCTTTCCCTTATTGTAGGAAAAAATTGATTTTCATAAAAATCCATAAAAAAATTATTAAAAATAGCAGAATCATTTCTTGCACCCGCATGGGTATCAGTTATCAGCGCTAGCTTCATCTTTTTCTTCTTTATATAATGGTGGTGTGGGTTTAGCTTTTTTGGATTTTTTTCTTTTATATCTTTCAAAATTATCTATAAAATCATAAATTTCTGAAAATTTTTCCATAGATACTTGATCTGTTGCACCTGTAGATTTTTCAGATGTAATGTAATCAGCATTGTCTTCCAAAAATCTATTTTTATCAATCGTTTTATATTTAATATATAGCTGTTTTTTTTCTTTTTGTATTCTTCTTAAAAATGCATAATATATAATTTGTGTGAAATATGCGAATGGATTTGATGATTTTTCAGGATCAAAATTATTAACATACTGTAAACAATTTTCTATACCATCAGATATCATATCTTCTCTAAATGCATAATTCATAAAATTTGGTCTATGAGAAAGCCTCTCTGCTATCAACATAAAACATTCTCCAATATAATCTGGAAGTAAAGGCGATTCTTCTCCTTTATCTTTTGTAATTAAATACTTATTTCTATATTCTTGGATTTCTTCTAAGAATTTTGCATTATTTACATAATGCTTTGATGCCATAATTAACTCCTTATAAATTTTTAAATATAACTAATTATATCATAGGAAAAGGCAAGAGTCAATATAATTCTTTTTACTATCCTTTAAACTTTAAATTTCTAATTTTATATGGAAAACTTTCTTCATTATACATTTGAATTCTTATTTTAAAATGATTCAATGTATAATTTGATTTACTTTTCCAAGATAGATCATCACTAATATCATAAAGAGTCGCCATTTCTTTTGTTTCACTTTTACGCAACCCTCTACCTATCGATTGAAGGTTCCTAATACGAGATTTAGAAGGACTAGCGAAAATAATGTTGTGAAGATTCCTAATGTTGACGCCGGTACTGTATACGCCATAACTGGCAATAATAATCGCGTCTTTTGATTTTTCTGTAATTCCTCTGAATTGTTCTCTTCGTTCGGCGTCAGTGCCGCCATATATAAAAAATATTTTTCGCTTATCATTTGATCCTTTCTTTATTGCTTCAAATAAAGACTTTCCATGTTTGATTAGAGAAAACAATATTAATGTATTCCCATTTAGCGTCAATGCTAGATTTTTAATGAAAGTTATTCTATTTTTATTAGTTATTAAATATTCAAGTTCTTCTCTATATTTTAATTTTTTTGCAGCCTCACATATATCATCACTATACTGTAATACCAGAGATTCTATTTTAAATGGTGATAGTATATTTTTATCAATAAGATCCTTTGTAGTGGTCGATTTAAAAACTCGACCAAATAACCCCTCTAAAACCAATTTATGTGTCTGAGTGCCATCTAGAGTCCCTGTAGAGCCTATCCTATAGTCCGCATTTATGGTCTTAGTCATTATATTTGTTAATGATTTAGATTTAAATCCATGAGCTTCATCTCCAAATATTGCATCATATTGAGAAAAATAATCCTCCTTTAACTTATATATACTTTGCCATGTGGAAATGATAATAGGTTTTTCTGAAACCTTATCTTGTCCAGCAAAAACAACATGGCAATTATCTCTATTAGACCATCCATTATTTATTGAATAATCTCCAAAATCATTATACATTTGTGATGTGAGTGACGTTGTGGGTACTATTAAAAGTATCTTCTTTTTATTTAAATGATCCTGTAAATATCTTATTAACAAATATATTATAAATGATTTTCCAGAAGCCGTCGGAGATACTAATAACATTCTTTTAAAAATTATACCCGCTCGTATAGCATCAAATTGATAATCATGTGGATCAAATGGTAATTTTAAACTTACAATATAATCAAATAAATCACCATCCGTTATGTTATGGATATTATTAACATTTTCTTGACAAATACATGGATACTTTCTACCTTGAGCAAACTTCTCCACATAAGATAATAAACCAAAATAAAGTCTTTGGTCATGTACACTATATAATCTAATTTTTCCATCCCACAATTTTTCTCTAAATGCGGGCATGAATTGAAATCCCGGAACACTAAATGTAAAATAATCACACAATTCTTGTGCAACTGATGGATTTGTCTTTACTTTAATGTATGATTCATTTATTTTTGATACAAATATAGTATCAATGTTCTGGATTTGTGAACTTGTGCCACTCGATTGCATTCTTAATATTCCATGTTCTTTGAGATATTTCTTTTATTATAGATTCAAGATATGTTATTTTTTGATTTTGTAACTCCAATTTCAATCGTGTATCTATAAATTCTTGTTCACCGTCGATCAATGCATTAACATCATCCTTTGTAAGTTTATGTCCTCTTTTAACTGGAAAAACTTCATCATTATTCTCATCTATACTTATACCATTAAAATATGACCATTTTTTCTTTCTGAGAATATGTTTTTGAGATTCTATGTATTTACTAGCTAATATTTCCTGATTTAAAATTTTGAAATATTTGTTATGTAACTGGGGGGATTTGAGGGATTCTCCTGCTAAATCGGCGGAATTTATTTTACTGTCTGTTTCCCACAGACTTTCAATTTCTTCAATTTTCATAATATAATCCTATTTAAAATAATTGAAATTTATAACAACTCTAGTTTTTTCATCTGTACAAGATGTTCCATGATGTTTCATGTTGGTTGGAAAAGTAACAAGTCTATTTGCAATACTCTCTACTACTGTACCGTCT